TCCACCTAGGATTGGCAACTACCCAACAATCACAAGTGATTGACCCAAAAGGAAAACAGACCGGCACAGAATCGGTATCTACCGATTTACAGGCGCTGGACGACGAAAAACCGGGGATTACCTACGGTAAACGGCGGAATCGAGGCGAACAGACCCAACAGACCACGACCAGACACGACCCTAAAGGGTCGAGCCACGGCACAGCTACGTCACAGTCACCTAGCAAAGCTAGGTTTCATGCGGGTTTGCGCCTGATTGCAGGTCATGCGGGCAGTCCGAAGGACGGCGAGAGTGCGTGTGGGTGGGGGTGGGGGCGGGTGGGCGCATGGCCACGAGCGTGCCAGGGGGGCGTCTGAGCCTCTACCTATCTCCCCCATACACACGCTTCCCCTTCCAAAACCCAGTGGGAACCCAGTCGGTACCCAGTGGGGTACCCAACCCTAACCCAGGGCTAACCCAGAGAAAACCGGATCGAAAGCTAACCGAGAACCAATAACCAATAAAAGTAAAAGGTAGAGTAGACGCCACGGGGTGGCGGGGGGTAGGTGGACATTTGGGTGGGGAGGGGGGAGGTCTTCGGGACTCCTGCCGGTTTTTGCTAATTCCAACAAGACCCCTTGTAATTCCGGATCGTGAAGCTATAGTCCGGGCCAGGATGGAAGAAGTCTCCTCCAGCGGCTGGTGAGGCATAACCACCGCAGTCAGGGGCTTCTCTCTCGCTCGTGTCTCCTCAAAGGGGCTGACCTGACCGGCTGGCCCACGACACGGGCCACTACCAAGCAAGAATCGTTATGGCCACCAAGAAACCTTCCCGTGAAGAACAGTTGAGCGTACGTCGCCAACAGATCCGGGATGAGCACGCCACTGCGGTTCGCGAAAAGATTCAGGTCACGCAGATCGTTGAGCGTTTGCAGAAGTTTGCGCTCGGCGATTCCAGGACGAAGGTTACGTCGGCTCAGTTGAAGGCGATGGAAATGCTCCTGGACAAGACGGTTCCAAACCTCGCGTCGGTGAAGCATGAGGTCGACGCGAAGCAGGTGACATTCCTCATCGACACGAGCGTTCCCGATGGCCCAGCAAACAATTCAGTACCGGCCTCCGGGTAAGGTAGCCGCCGCCTTCCATAATTCGACCGCCTTCGTTCGCGGCATCAAGGGCCCAGTAGGGTCGGGCAAGTCTTCGACTTGCTGTATGGAGATCATCAAGCACAGCCTGAAACAGACTCCCCACAACGGCTGGAGGAAAGCACGCTGGGCGGTGATCCGGAATACCTACCCGGAATTGAAGTCCACCACGATCAAGACCTGGTCGCACTGGATGGACGAGGAGCTCGCGCCGATCAAGTGGGACGCCCCGATTACCTGCACCTTGAAGATCAAGGACTGCGGGGATGGGAACGGGTTGGATCTCGAGGTCATCTTCATCGCGTTGGATAAAGCCAGTGAGACTGGCAAGCTCCGGTCGCTCGAACTGACAGGAGCGTGGATCAATGAAGCATCGGAAGTGCCCCGTGAAGTGTTTGACATGGTCACACAACGTGTCGGGCGCTTCCCGGCTAAGAGTCACGGCGGTGGCCCTGTCCACCCGTGCATCATCCTCGACACGAACCCGCCTGACGACGACCACTGGTATTACAAGATTGCTGAGGAAGACACCCCCGAAGGATGGGAGTTTTTTGACCAACCAGGTGGTCTCATTCGTATTCAAGAGGGCGATGACGTTCGGTATGAACCGAATCCAGAAGCGGAGAATGTCTTCAACCTTCCGCAGGGGTACGAGTACTACCTGAAGATGATCGGCGGCAAGACCGACGACTGGATCAAGATTTTCGTTCTTGGCCAGTACGGCACGACCGCCGACGGCAAGCCGGTCTTCCCCGAGTACAACGACAAGATTCACGTCGCGAACCAGGAGCTCGAGTTCAACCCGATGCTGCCGGTCTACCTGGGCTGGGACTTCGGTCTCACCCCGGCGTGCATCATCGGACAGATTTCACCCAAGGGCCAACTGCTCATCCTCGACGAGCTCATCGCCGAGGACATGGGCATTCGCCAGTTCGCAGCGGAGGTGGTTAAGCCCACGCTGATGAACAAGTACCACGGCACGTCGCGCTTCATTTCTCGCGGCGACCCTGCCGGGGTCAACAGATCACAGATCGACGAGCGCACCTGCTACCAGGAGCTCTTGGAGGTCGGCATCGCTTCCGAGCCCGCCGAGACCAACGACTGGATTCCGCGCCGCGAATCGG